TACCACAACATAAATCATGTGGCACACTTTGTAAGAATGTCACCAAAAAAGTTTACAAACAACTTGGAAGAAGCACACCGCAGACTATCCAAGAAACTAGGAGAGCACGATGGAAGCACAACTACTTAACCCTGAATTCGTCTACACACCAATCGGCACTTGTATTACTAAGCGCTGGCGTGAACAAGGATGGATTCCTGCGAGTGAAGACCCCGAGATTATTGCCAAATGGCAAAAGATTCAGGCGTTATCAGCTAGGACTACTTTAGTTTCTTGACCCATTCGTAACAGGCGGCTGCGTAAGCGGCTGCTTCATCTGCCCTGCGGGACTCGTTAAGAAGAAATCCCGAAGCCTGATCTGAAAGTCTTGCGCCGGAGGTGGCGTTGTTAGGATTGCCGGAGGTATCGGGTTTGCCGGACACGGAGCAACTATTGGAGGCGTAACGGTCATACATCCCTGCATACTCACTAGCAAGCCTAAGATTGTCAGCAAATAAATCATCGAGTTTCTTACGGTTTTCAACATGGCTTACCTCTATTTCGTTTGCTAACTTAGCGTTATTCCGCTCTGTCTCAATCAACTTATCCACAGCCTGACGCAATGCAATATTAGCCTCGTTTTGCATCTTGCCTACCATAGCCTCGTGCTTATTGTTTTTGTACTCAGAGGTCAGATACCAACCGGACGCAGAGCCTAGACCAAATGCTAGGACAATAGCTACAAGCGTAGAGTTAAGGTTTGTCAGCAGGTTTAATATGTATGTCATCGTATGTCGCAAACCCTATATAAGCCGCTACTACCGCACCTACAAACCCGTAGAAAGGTAGGGCAATCTGCCCCAATGTAGCCGATTCTGTAGCCAAGATAAGCAATGGAAAGAATAGCCCGCCTAACATGGATAGCCAAGCCATTTTGCGCCGATTGCGCCAGCGGTCAGTATCCGGTAAGGTCGATTGAGGCGTATCTTGCATTTCCTGCCATCCGGTTAATCCAACCCTTGCCGAAGTGATCCCATGTACTGTTTACCGTGTAAAAGTTTAGGCGGTCTGCCATCATCTTAAAAACGGTTCTCGTGACATTAGACGCATTTGTTTTAGAAAGGGTCTCGTTACCTACACTTCCGTCAGGAATCGCTCCTACGGCTTTCTGAAGCCATTTAGCGGCATTACCTGCGCCGTGGTTCACACAGCCATCAAAGAATTGGTATGCAATAGGAAACGGCATCTCGCCGCACCTATTCTTATCCCAAAAGGCACGCTTGTAAATAACTATTGCCTCGTTCCGGTTCATGGACTTCATGTCACCATGAAAGCCATTTTCTCGTGCTGTGCCGATAGTTACGCCCCAATTGGTCTCGCCACCCAAATCTTCCTTGATATTGGCGTAAGACCCTTCGTGCCCCAATACTCTTTCTACGGCTATGTCAAAGCTCATTTTTTCTTACGCTTCCATTTAACAAAGTCTGCGCCCTCAAACGGGTCCCAAAACACTTTAACCATGTCTGGGTGGTCTTGAGGCAAGTCAGGGTTGATAACTGTCATACAAGCGGGGGATAGAGACTGATCTCTAAACCCACGCTCTTTTGCGTAACTGTCAAAAATCTTGTAGCTCGCAACTTGGATAGCATGGCAGACCTTGCCTGTAGACGGGTCTTTAATCAACCCGTAGCCAGAGGTGTGTTTGTGTCCACTAATCATAATGTGGTCACGCATACCCATCTGCGCTGCTTTCATCTGCCCGTGTGTAGGATTCCATTGTGAGTGCCCCGCAAAATCATGCCGAGCATTTACAATAATTTCCCGCTTGTTTGGAAAGCGTAGACCGATACGGCACTCGCTTGACTGATACAGGGTATTGGACTGCTTGCTGATCCACTTAATAGGGTCGCTAGAGCCTGACCACGCATCGTGATTGCCGCCGATCATATACAGCCATCTCGTGCGCTGAATGAACCACTCGGCTAGTTTCCATGCCTGATCTGCGGAGGTGCTTTGGTGGGCATAGAGCCTCGCTAAACGTCCAACCCAGTTGTTAGTAGTATCGCCTACGTTAGCACCCCAAATGCCCTCTTGGTGCGTTAGATCACCGTGTTGGCGTATTGCGTCTAGGTCTGTACCGTCATCGTCCACATGAGGGTCTCCAAAGTGGAGAATCCCGATCACGCCTGGGATGTGTACCTTTATCGGAATAAGTTTAGTAGCCTCTTGGTGTCGCTTTTTCTTTTCAAACTGTTTAATCCGGTGCTCAACCAATTCATCTATATCTATATCATCGTCCGGCAGGTTAGAGACCGTGAACTCGGGTTTATATGTTTCGCCATTAGGAAAACGCATCTTGTAGGTGTTTATCCGATGTGACAGAGTAGTAACCGGAATCTTTAGAGCATTTGCCGCAGCTTGTTTATTAGGAGAATCTTGTAAAGCGTTCCAAGCCTCGACAAGCAACTTATCTGCTATGGGTGGTGTTGGCATATAGCCCTCAAGTTTTTAGATCACCTAGCTTGGTAATCTTTTGAATCATCCCTTTTGGAATGAAGATAAGGTTAGCGCAATCCTCGGGAAACCAAGTTTGTGCAAGCATCACGCCTTTCTTATTCTGCTTAACGAGAAACCCTGTAGACCAACAAGGCTCTGCGGTAATCTCTGCCTTTTCCCCAAACATCCATCCGTCTAGGTGGTATGCGTCTATCCATTTTACTATCACGAGCTTGGGGCTTTTCATGTTTAATCCTATGGTTTAAACCGTTCATACAGAGCTACTATCACCGCCCCTAACCCTGCTACCCATAAAATAGGCTTAGCAATCTTGGCGATCCAATCAAGAACTAGAAACGCACCCTTGGCTGCTCCAAAGGCGCTTACTACTTCTGCTGTACTTTCGGTTAACCTGTCTACCTTTACTTCTACTGCCACTAAGCGGTCGTAAATCTCTCGGTGTGTAACATCTTTTTCCATCGTTATCTCGCAAGAAAAACCCGCCGTAGCGGGTATTTATACCATAAACTTGTTACACAACCTGAACTTCTACAGGAGCTACCCAGTTAGGGTCATTTGCCCACTCGACACTAGGCAGAGCCGCTAAAGCAGCCACATCCGCACAGGCAGAGATAGCTTCTATCTGTTTAGCAGCCTGATCCCGAATCTCCTGCCGCCATGCAGCCCAATCCTCTGCAACAACAGAAACGGTCTCAAACGCCTTTACAGCCATCCAATCGCTAGGCAATAGGATGCTATAGGCTTGTGCGCTTACTGCGCTTGTAGCCTGTTTTAAGCACTCTGCTAGGTCTTTAGGCGTATTGGTGTAGTTAACCTTAACCACGCCGCCATCCACCACCGGAGCGTCTTCCGACACCCAATAGTATTTATCGTCTGCACGCTGTCCGTAGACAACATCCACGATACCTAAGCGAGACTTTTCCTGTGGCGTAGACAGGTTTAGATAGTTGGCAGGGTATTGCGTGCCATCTAGCTTGAATGGTGTGTTCTCAGGGAGAAACTTTACGAATTGATTATTAGAGATTATTGCAAACATTTGTTTTCCTTATCGAGCCAAGCTATTTTTCAGAGGATTTTCTGCAAACGCCATATAAATGTACCCACCGCCTGATGCATTCCATGCACCATCCGTTCTGCGAATTTTAAAACCGTTGGATAATAAATCGCCCCATCCGGTATAAGTTGTTTCAGCATCAGATGAGTTAGGTGATAAACCTTGTTGCGTTGCGTTATATGGGCTACGAACAGCATCAAATGTGTACCAATCACCCGTTGTGTCTGTACGCTTAATGATTACAAACTTAGGTCTAAACCCCGTGTACACAAATACACCATCAGTCGAACCATTACCCGTGTAGCTACCAAACGCTGAGTATCCTGCTATGGGTGTCCAGCAGTAGGCAACCATTGTTGCACCAGAAGCATTAACTAGGCTGTCCGTACCAATTGAAAATACGCTAGATGTCGGTGCAGTACTGTTCCAATATGTTGGTGCGGAAAATTGTGCATTGGTTGTGTTTAAATACAAACCATAAGCGGGGCTTGTAAGGCTTGAGTGATACACACCCCAGTCTACTGCGCCATTCCTGCGCTTAACAATGTACATACGAGGCGCAACCCCCAACCCATGCCCAACAGTAGCATTAGCACCTGTACCCGTATACGTCACCACACTAAACCCAGCACTAGCATTAACGCTTACAGTCGATGTAATTGTGCCGTTGGTGTTAGAGGATGATGAGCCTTGACCTGCTTGCCATTGCCAGCCGACATAGGTAGCAGCGCTTGTGTTCATTTGCGCCAATGCACCAACAGTAAACCCTGCGCTGCCAAATGTTGTCAGACCTGTTGCTTCAGTTGTTTCTGCGGTTGTTGTATTGCTTTCAAGTTGTTTTGTTGTGCCACGCACGGAGTCATACCACGCATGGTCAGTAGCCGCCGAGCGTGACTTTACCCAAACCAAATCAGGCTTAAACGATGCCGTATTGGTCACAGACAACGATGCACCCGTACCCGTATACAACGTAGCATCCATCACCGTATTGCCCTTGACGATAGTGCTAGTCGGCAAGTTGTATGTGTTTATAGCTAAATAGCCCGTTGGTGGCGTGTAAACAAAAGGTCGTTGACCAAAGTTTGCGCTCAGGTTGCCACCGTCATAAGGCACATTGGCAGGGAAAAATTGATTGTTTAAAGTTAAACCAGTAACGGTAGTTTGTAGAGTATTGTTTTTGTAAACACCACAAGTCAAACTATCAACGTCTAGAGCAAAACTTATTACATCATTTGTTGTAAAAGTTGCGTATGTTCCAACCAACACGTTAGCGTTTTTATATATAGTCCCATCAGGAACGTATCTAAGACCTAAAGTTGCGGTTATGGCTAACATACTTCCGTTGCCATTTGCAGGAATATTGCACAAAAACCCTAATCTTGGGTAAACCGAAGTGCCGTTTAGCCCTTGAATAGTTGCTTCCCAATACCATTTTCCTGATGAAACGCCGATTGTTCCGACATTAAGCCCACTGTCGGTTGAGGTGTTTCCAACACTTGTTAGGTTGCCGTTGCTTAGTGTTGTGTACGAACTATTTAAAAGCGGATTCCATGTACAAAAGTTAGCCGCCGTAGCACTTGTCAGCGTAGGCACATCGGTCATTGAGTCGTATGTCACACCAGCCGTTACGCTAATGTTGTTTGGTGTCCAGTTGTTACCGTTGCCTGAACTGTCTTTACCGATAGCAGCCGCAGTAGCAGCAGAGTTGTCCGTAAACTGTAATTCAAACCCGTTTGTGCCGTATGTGCCTGTGTATGCTGCGGGTTGCCATACGCCTGTGACCGAATTGGTTGAGCCGAAAGATGAGGGGGTGAGGGCTTGACCGTCAACAGAATTTATTTCTGTTTGGTAACAGTCAGCAAAATTAGCTGACCCAATGTACGAAGATATGTAGTGAGCAATGTTTGCGTTAAATCTTGTGTCGTAATTTAACGATGGATAACTTGCGGTAGTAAACGCTGTAACTTGAGTGCCGTTGACGTATATCTTGACCCTGTTTGCTGCCGTTGCTTGAGTGGTGTCAGTTGAAATAACAAGGTGATACCAAGCAGACGGGTCACGAAACACTTGAGTCGTAGTTAACTGCCAAATAAATGTTGCGGTGTTAGAATCATAAGTAAAAATATCTAACGCATTTGACGCTAAAAAACGCAAATAAAAATAGAGGGTTCCCGCACCTTGACCGGCAGAGAGTATTACTTGATCCGTTCCTAATGCCCCACGCTTAATCCAATCTGAATACGTCCAAGTTTTTTGATTACCAGCACTAGCAGGAGTCCGGCTCAAATACGCAGACGCACTTGCCCGTGTACGCAGCGAGCGGGTTAGGTTGTAGCCTTCGTCTCCGCTACCCAATAAAAGATTGTTACCAATCATTTGACATCCCCAAGCAGTTTAGCCGTGATGGAAGTTGACGAGTTAACATAGTATGCAAGTACATCTACTGCGCTGTTGCTTGCCGTAACCGTAGGTACTGTGCCGCTTGGGAAGTCCCAATACGAGCCAAATGCCAATGTCTTAGGCGAACTAGCGTGCTGCGTAAACACAATAACCCCTGACTGTCCGGCAGATAGGTTAGTAGGATTAGCAAGTGTAGTATTTTCTGTAAACGTGTGCGTAAAGTTGCTGTCAGACATATCTACCGCAATAGATGCAGACGAGCTAGTAAGCGCTACAGGCGTGCCTACGCCCTTTTTAGCCGTAATGGTAGTAACAGTAGCCGCAGCAGGAGTTGTCGATCCTAGCGCCGCAGGAGCAGCCCAATCAGCACCATCTAACTTGTCTACGTTTAGGTTTGCTACTTTTGTAGTAGAAGTAACAACCATTGGTGCAGTACCGTCTGCTACCGTAGAAGTAAGCTGACCTGTAGCTGACAAAGTGGTAAACGCACCCGCAGCAGCGGACGATCCACCAATGGCTGTACCGTCTACCGTACCGCCGTTAATATCGGCTTTGGATACGACAACCGAACCCGTACCGTTAGGAGTCAGGTTGATGTTGCCGTTTGTGTCGGTAGAGGATACCGTGTTGCCGTTTACGTTGATATTGTCTACGTTAAAGTTGGCAAAGGTAAAGGTATCGCCCGATGAGCCTGTCTGCATATCCTTAAGTTGAGCCATAAGCTCACGGATAGCATTGTTAATACCGGATGGAGCGCAGCCTTCTGCAATGTCGATACCGTCAATGTCGGTGTTATCGCCTGGTGTTGCGCTGAACTCACTGATTTTTGTGCGTGGCATATTTATTCCTTATTCCTGATCTTGAATGTTGCCTAAACCAAATGCTGGTCCGTAGCCACGCTCTAAAGCGTACTCGTATAGCTTCTTGGATACTTTCTGTACGTTAGGCTGTGTGGCTTTTTTCATTAAATCCGCAGCTAACTTAGGGTCTAGCATGGCATCAATAAGCAATGCCTTAACCTGTTCATCCGGTCCACTATAGAGCCAATTAAGCGGCTTAACAATAGCGTTGGCAACAGTTGGAGCTTGTGCATAATCAGGCGGTCTGCTCATCAAACCACCGATAATGTTTGCCATTGAGAAGTTTTTGAATGTATCCGATCCGGCTGGTTTAACTTTATCAATAACTAAGCTGCGGTCTATGTCATCCGAAATATTACGCAACACGTTAAATTGAGTCTTGCTTAATGTCTTCTCTAAATCGCCGGATGCGTCATCCACAAGTTTGCGGAACTTGACCGGAGCGATACCACGGAATCCTGTTGTCGGGTCTTCCGTACCTGTTGCCACACTAGACTTAATGTCTCGTAGAGTTTCAATCTGATTAACTGGCTTAGACATTTGAGCAAATGTATTCTTGTAATCACGAAAGCCAGGAGCACCCGCCTCGATTACATCGTCCATTGCGTTACGCAAGCTCATCAACTCTTTCATGGCTTGACCACGAGCGTTCATGCTCAGATCACCCTTAGCTTTGCCTGTGATAATGTCGTTAATGTCTTTCCTGATTTCGTACAAGTACGCAGGGTCAGCATTGCCATCTTTCGCAACTTTCTGAATACGTCCTTTTAGATCAGTAAATACACTCTCAATTACCTGTCTAGCTCCAGATGGAGACTTTAAGATAGAGTCAATCGTTTCGTTAATTGGGTTGATTGCGACAGGCTGTGAGTTTGCAAATGCTTTGTCACGCAATTCACTTGTAATCAAATTGCGCTTATCTTCTGCAAGTTTTAATACATCTCGTGTTGCAGAGTTTTCAACAAACTTATCTAGTAGGATATTGCGTGCTGCGTTGTTTTTGGCGTAAACCTCAGAGAATCGTCCTGTAGGCTCTAAAGTTGCTAATGTTCGCTCTGCACCTGCCAAACCATAGTCCTTAGCCGCAGCCGCAGTCGTAGGTGTAACGCCTGGTACTGTTGGCGTATAAGATTCAAGGTTAGCTAATGCCGTTGTTCTATCTCGTGACAGTTGAGACAATACATTACCCGCTGTAGATTCAACGCCTTGCCGTGTCATCGGGCTAATCATCTCACGCAATCCACGGGTAACAGCCGTAACACTTTGTGGAACTAAAGGACCAAGCAATCCACCAGTTAAACCTGCGGCTAATTGAGCACCTGCACCACCGCCCTCTTCCCGTACAGCACCCGCAGCACCTGCCGCACCCGCTGCCGATCCTGTCTGCATACCCAAGCGTTGAGTAAACAAGTCCAAAGCAGGTCTTGCTCCGGCAGACATAAGCGGACTAGCTGCTTGAGCTAGTTTTGCAGTAGCACCAACACCCGTCATAGCGGACGCTACATCTTGGTTTATTCTTTCAATTGCATTTTGTGGAGCAGGTAAACCTGCAGCAGTCATTAAAGTTTGTGCTGACTGAGATGCAGATGGTAGATTGACACCAGGTATTAGGTTTAAACCTGCGTTCATTACATCGCCTACCATTAAAGGTAGGCTTCCAACACCGCTAATCCCTGCACGAGCAGTTAAACCAAGTTGTCTAGCAATGTCAGACAACATATCGGTTTTCTTTGGCTCTTGTTTGGCAGGAGAGATTCTTTGGATAGCAGCAACAATTTCCTTTTCTGACATATCGTCAGGGAATTCAACCTCACCGACACCAGGCACTTGAACAAGTTTGCTCATCGCTGCTCCTCAAGTTTTCCTGTTTTAGAATTATAAACCCACCTTGTTGGAGGCTGAGTTTGTGTTTGAGTTTGCGTTTGGTTTTGTTGCTGCGGTCTAAGTCCAGCGGCTTGAGCACCAGCAGGGCTTGCCATAATTTCTAATTGTTTTTGAGCATTTTGGCGAGCTATGCGTTTTTGTTCAATAACAGCGCTAGAATCACCTGGCTGCGGGAAATAAGTCCTAATTTCGTCTTGCATTTCTTCCGCACCAATCACAGCACCGGATTCTTTACGCAGTTTTGCTCTAACCCAATCTGCTTGTGCTTGCCTATACTTTTGTGTTTCAGCTCCTGACACAATATTTTGTGCGGTTGACCCAACCATAGGTATCGAACCAGCAGCAGAAGATACAAAGCCTGGTTGTTTTCCTGCTATTTCAATTGGCGTCAAAATCTTTTCTGCTTCATTCATTCTTAACAAATAACCGGATGCTGACGCTTGATCCGAACTAAGTTTAGGAGCAGGAGGAGTAATAATATTACCCTCCGCATCTCGTGCAGGAGTTACTCGCCCACCTTGCGGATTAAACACAGTACCGCTAGGAGCATCGTATTGCAGATTAGGGGACTTTGCGCCACCAACAGGAGTAAATTTACCTGTTTTCTCATCAACCAATGCTTTAAACTCACGCCCTTCATCATCGTACAAAGTTTGCATACTGATTTTACCTTTTGGCGCAAGCGTAGTGCCATCCGGTAATGTTGCAGGTCTAATCGTACCAAGCGAGCCAACCATAACACCAAACTCAGGAGATAACGAAAATGTCTCACGCTGTGCGGCTTGTGGTGCAACACCCTTCGGAATACGAGCAACAATATCACCTTGCTTCGTGCGAATCTGAACCTCGTTACCAACATCAACCTGAATAGTCTCAGGTCCGGCAGACTTCTGCAATGCGTCTGCAATCTTGCCACCCATTTCAGGGAATTGCACAACCAATTGCTGTAGTTTGGCGTAGTCCGGCTTACCGTCTACAAAAATGCCAGGCAATGCAGCCTTAAGCTCTTGCTGCTCACGCATCTTTTGTTGTTGCTGTAGGCGTTGCATAGAGTCACTTAGACTCTGTTGTGCAACTTGCCGACCACCCATAATAGATGATCCTAATGCCGCACCTAATGATGTTGGCATAAGTGATGGACCGCCAGCACCTAACAAGCCACTAGCAACACCTAGCATACCTGCTCGTTGCGCCGCAGCAATAGGGTCTTGCTCGTCACCGATGCCAAGCAAACCGGAGAAAAAATCAGCCATAATTACCTCACAATAAAGATGCAGGACGTTGCCGCATCTGTTGCATTTGTTGGAGTTTCATTAACTCTTCGTATGGACTTGCCACCGCTACTTGTTGTCCGGCTTTAACTTGTGGACGCAATGTAGGAGGTGCAATACCTTGTTGAGCTTGTTGTGCGTAACGCTGCATTGCAACATTCTGCAAATCGTATGGATTGCGTTGACGTTGAGAACCCGCAGCCTGACCGCTTGCCAACATAGCCGCAATTTGCTGACCCTGTGGAGTATTCAACAACTCAGCCATCTTAGGGTCTAAAGAACCGCCTTCACCTGTTCCGATTGATCCTGACATGATTTACCCCAAGAGTCCAAGAATACCTGCACCTGCTCCGATACCTGCACCTAACGTACCACCTCCTAATGCGCTACCTAATGCCGCACCACCAAGCACGTTTGCACCTTGGTTGCGATAGATAGGCTGTGTGGTTTGCTGACCCATAGGAGCGCCATAAGCCGCCGATAGGAAGCTCTGTAACTTGGCTGCGGGTAGATTCTGTTGGAAGTTGTAACGCTGCATAGCATCTGCAAGAGCGGCTTGCTGATAGCTTTCTTGAGCCTGACCAACTTGGTACAGTTTATCAATATCTGCGTAATCAGCCTGTGCGAGAGCGGGTGACATTTGTGCGGCTTGCAATTGGCGAGCATAATCAGCACCGTATAAATTACCGATGTTGCCCATTGCAGCCTCTTGGCGTGCTCGCTCGGCATCGTAATTCTGATAGGCTAGTTTACCTGCCGTATCTGTCAATGCCGTAGCAAATGTACCTGCCGCACGATCCTGTAGCTGACCCATTGCGCCCGAGCCGTAACGACCTGCTCGGCTTGTGTTGGATGCTACTTGTTGCATTTGGTCTTGGAAAGTCGTACCCGCAGCACGAGCCGCAGCATCAAACGCACCGCTAAAGAATGGATTACCCGATAGGTATTGACCACCCGCCGTAGCTTGCATCTGTTGGATAGCAGGGTTAAATGTATTCTGCATACCGCTAACAGTCTGCTGCGCTTGAGGCAATAACGGGTTTCCAAGTACGGCACGATTAGCGCCAAACTGTAGAGCCTGTTGTGTAGACTCGGTAGGCGATACATAGCCCTGACCTGGGTAATAACCTGGCACGCTAGGGTTTTGATATAGCTTCTGCGCCTCTTGTAGACCGTAGCTAATGTACGGCTGCATAGACGGATCAATCTGTTGCGTGACTACCTGTGTGCTAGGTGTGCTTGAACCACTCATTTCAACTCCTTAACCCATGTACGGGGTATAAATCCTAATTTAGTTGCGACTCTTGACCATCCGGCTCGGTTTGTATCAAAAGTGATACGCCTCGCTCCTGTTTCTCTTGCAATCTTTTCTATCTGCTCAACACCGTCTACCAATAAATCACTTTCAACAGCCCAAGCGCACCAAACATGGCAAGTATCTCCACTTGGTTCAAGGATAAAAAACCCGTCAGCGTTGCCATTTTCTGATTTAACCAACCATATATGCGCTTGCTGATATATTGCTTTGGCATATACATCTTCCGGTATCCATTCCTCCGGAGATTTCCGTAGGATTTTGTTGAGTCCAAACTTAATAAAGTCCCAATGCTGTTTGATCGTGGACTGCGTGACGTATTCATATCTCATCCGATAACCACATATCCGTAGGTTTTATCTGCCGTACTGTTGGCATAGTGAGTGAGTGTTGCACTTCCATTCGTTTGTGCTGAAATGTATACATTTGTTGACGCAGACGGAGCGACATATTGCATTGTTGCTATAACAGATGGTGTAGCAGGTCTTGTAGGCGTTGTTTGTGCTGCCAAATAATCAAGTTTTATATCTGTGCTAGTGGTAGACCACATCATTTCAATGTAATCATTGGCTTGTAATTCAAAGTAAAAGTTAACGGCAAATACACAACTTCCATCTATTGATCCGTGTCTAGCAATAATGCTTAATTGCGTATTGCTGTTTACAATATCTGAGCCATTCTTTCTAAACCAAACAGAAACAGCGTGTTCCTGTGAGTCTGTATTAGTAAACTGAATACTTGTTTGAAAGTTGTAAATACCGTAGTTTTTAACCGTAATCCTAGAGCTACTAGCTACGCTTACACCGTTTGAAAAGTCTGTTGTATCGTAAGTTATTGCGTATGCTGTATCAGCCGCCGCAGCCGTTTGGTCTACAAGGCTCTGAAACGAGCCATAAGGCGCTGTATCAGCCTCGGCAGCAGCAGATACCGGAACTAGGATAATAATGCTGTCAGCGCCGATCCTAGCGTCATTTATAGTGGTTGTAGTGGCATTGCCTGTGGCTAAAGTTACCAATCCCGTGTTATTCGTCTTACCGTTCATAATGCCGTTGACAATCTCAGCCGTAGCTCGTGGATCGCCACCAAACGGAGGTAAAACTCTAAACATTATCGAGTACCTATTGGGGTAATGTCTACATCAATCGCTACCGCATGAGTCCAACTAGCACCTGTCGGCACAAGTTTGAGCCTATGGTACGAACCCGTAGACCTAAGCGGCACACGGTTCTCTGTGCTTGCCGCTGTGGTAGCACCAAAGATTACCTCGGTATCTAGCCTACTGCGAGAGAACACAGCCACCTCTGCCGAACCATTATCCACCTGCGGACGGGCTAACTTAACGATAGACTGTGGACCTGCTTGAAAGTCTCCGGTCTGTATGTCTGCCGCTTTTGGTTGACCCGTATAAGTGATAATTTTAGCCCCATCTGCACCTGCCAATAGAACCTTACCACCCGCCCATAGGCGAGAATCCAAGCTCGTGCTCAGGCTATCCATCGTGCCGTATGCGTCCAAGCCTTCTAGCGTAATCGTGGCACTAGCAGCCGTAGCGATATAGTCTGCGCTTGTGTCTGCGTGCGTCCATTTCTTAGTCTGCCAGTTATAAACCAACAGGGACTTAGAGCCAAATACGTTTGTATAGCACCAGATAACTAGGCTGTTAATCGGGTCAATAGCGCTAGACATTTGGTTAATAAGTGACGGGTTAGCGTCTGCAAAAAAGAATCGGTCTACTTTCTCAGCACCGATAGGTATTACATTCTGACCGTCACAAGCATAGAAACCATCGTCCGAAAGGAAGTACGAGGTCGGTCCGTACTGCACAATTGACCGTGATTCGTAGCATCCCAAGTTGCGGGAGATGGTGTCAAACTGAAAGAATAAAGGTGCGCCGACATAAGACATACGCACAATGGCTCGCTCTAGGAATACTAGACCAAACTCACCACCACGCACGCCCTGAATGTCTCCGCCGTCCGGTATGTCTTGATAATCCGATTGAGAGGTAGGACCCGATACCCAATCCGTCTCATCGTTAATATCCGACCATAAGACACGGTTAGCGTTAGAGGCAGTCTTAGCCGCCACTACAAAGTCACGCACAACCGTTACAAAAGCCGCTGCCGGAGCAGAGGCAGACAGGTCAGCAAAGTTAGTAGACGAGTTAAGCGTCCAACCTTGCAGGACGTTTGTACCGTTTGCCGCAATAATTACCCGACCGAACTGTGTGTAAGACCACCGATCCGTACTTGTGTACGCACTAGCGGTACGGGACACATCGTCCATTGTTGCGTCTGCCGAGTCAAACTTAAATATCTTGGTTGCACCTGCGCCAAATAGCGTAGTCGTACCCGCAAACTTACCCGCAAACACCGTTAAGATGTTTTGGGATGCGTCTTGCGATAAGTTAACCTCTGAGGTGAATGGACCGTAGCCAATTCCCATAGGGATTACGTTCTTGGCTTCCGTAAGAGCGCCAGCCAAGCCAGGCTGATCCGGCATCCATTCGCCTAGATTTATCCTACTCTCTGCCATGTGTTATTCCCCTGAGCCACAGGAGTCCATGTATTAGACCCCGCTGGTATATCTGTCCATGTGTTAGACCCGAAAGTCTCATCCGTCCAATTCTCGCCTAAACGCTCGCCAGCGCACACAACAGTACCGAACACGGTAATGCTCATGCTTGCGCTTTTAATCGTCCCTGCGGTCGCATAGGCGCTTGCAATGCCATTAGCTGTGCCGCCACTTAAGTATTCAACACCGCCTAAGCAAGTTACCGACCCGATACCAGTAATAGAGGCTGTAGCCAATCGCATACGGATTGCATCGCCTGATACCGTAGCATCGCCTGAGACACTTGCGTCAGCCATCCGTACACGGATAGGTGTGCCGGAGACGGTAGCGCTGCCGCTAATGTTTCCTTCACCTGCCAATATACGGTATGCGTCAGCAATGGCTTGTGCTGTGCCTGTGATACTTGAGCTAAATTCTAGGATGCAAGTATTTGCTGATTCCCATACGGAACTATCAAGCGAAAATGCGAGACTATCTAGCGTGCCGAACTGATCGAGTCCTTCTAGCGTAAATGGTCCGCATACGTCAGCCATAATTAAGCCAACGTAACGGTCAAGCTACCAGAGGCAATCTTAAATACATCGCCTGTTTCAATCGTCTTGCTTGCTGTTAATGCTCCGTGGTACATAAGGTTGCCCGTTGTCAGCGCATCAAAAATGCCAAACCAACCAACCGTTCCCCAATTGCCTGTAGCCTGTGGAAACTGAATATCTGCGTCAGTAGAGCTTGCGCCGTTCGATGGTGCGGCAAATGTAGCGGATTGTCGTGCGTAGGCATTGCCGGATACTTCCGTACCAGAGCCAGCGTCCGTAGGGTCAGAGGTAAACAATCCCACATAAACGGTTGTAGGTGCTGTGTAAGATGTAGCACGCAGAGTACCGTTGATAAGTGCGTTTTCCAAGTAATTGCTAAGAGCAGCCATGTTTACCTCGCTGTAAGTGTCATTGTAAGCGGAACGCCACTATATTGTGCGGCTTCATCCGATGTATTTGTTGATGCTAAACCTCTGTCGTACATACCCGCCCATACCTGAATCCGACTGTCGTTCATAAGGTACGGCTCTGCCTCGACCAAGGATGCGTAAAGCAGTAGGTCAGGGCAAACAGCTAGGAATGTATTGCTAGGGTTTGAGCTTGTTAGGAACGCTGGTGCTGCGTAATACAGAATCTCAATCGTGTACGCAGTATCCGGTACGGGTGCAAACTTAAACTCGGTAGCCAAGATGGTGTAAT